AAAAAGATGGGGTTACTTGATATGATACATTTTAACGATGACACATTAAAGTTTATTATTGAAAATTATACCAATGAAGCCGGAGTTAGAAAATTAAAAGAAATATTATTTGAAATCGTGGGAGAGATTAATTTGGATATTTTAAAGAATACCGAAATAGATTATACATTTCCAATTGAGATTAAAATTGAGGATGTAAAAATGAAATATTTTAAAGATAAACGAGAGAACCACGTGAAGAAAATACACGAAAACAGCGAAGTCGGAGTCATTAATTGTTTATGGGCAAATAATATGGGAATGGGTGGTATTTTACCAACCAATATTAAATTTTTTCCTTGTGATAAATACTTGGACTTGAAACTAACCGGTTTGTTGGACGAAATGATGAAGGAATCTATGCATATTGCTTTGACTTTGGCGTATAACTTGACTGGCGAGGAGAGAAAGAAACAATTGAGAGAAAAATACGACGGTGAATATAAATATGGAATGCATATTCATAGTGGAGATGGGTCAATCAATAAAAGTGGCACAAGTGCCGGCATCGCCATCACCATTTGTCTATATAGTTTGTTGAACAATATCAAAATTAAAAACACATTCGGCGTGACTGGTGAAGCAAATTTGGACGGAAGCGTCAATGAGATTGGTGCCTTGAACTATAAATTTATTGGTGGTATTAAAGCCGGAGTAACGTCGTTTATTTTCCCCAAAGAAAATATGAAAGACTATACTGATTTTATGGAAAAATATAAAGATAATGAGTTGATTAAAGGAATCAGTTTTTACCCCATAAGCCATATCAACGAAGCGTTTGATTTGATTCTAGAAAAATAAAAAAAATGTTATTATATATAAATATACAATGGCAGCTTTAGGTGCATATTATTTTTCAAGTGTAGAAAGTTATAGAACATTTTTTCAAAATTACAACATAACACCCAATATATTAGTAGATCGTAAAATTCATCCAAACCAACCTTTACCTTTGTATGGACCACAAGGGAATTGTACTCTACTTTGTGGTAATCCTATTTCACAATCAATTCATTGGCCCGAAGAAACAAACGTGGATTTATATGAAATTAGAATAAATCATTCTTTTGTTATTGGAGCTTTCTATGTAAAAGAAGGTGGGATTCAAATATCAGCAACAGAATTACCACTTGATAAGATGTATTTTAGAGTAGTTAAATTTGATTTTGTGGGCAGTAATACAAGTGGAGGAGGAAAAACGAGACACCGAAGACGTAAGAGTAGAATGAGTAAAGGTAAAAAAAGACAAACACGTAAAAAGTAATTATATGGGTTGTTTTTTGTTTTTAGAGTCTAGTTATTTTTATTAACGAATTGTGAATAAAAATAATATAACAGATTATTATATATGGATCCTTCTCAAATAAAACCAAAAATCAACATTCAACCAACGAATACATATTTATTAGAGTGTATATTCCAATTCAGTCCAATTATATTAGTGTTTTCAATATTTTTTATGTCTTTTATATTTCAAAATTTCAAAGGATTTATATACTTGGCATTTTTATTAGCGTGTGTTCTTGCGAGGGAAGCGTTAATTTATAGTTCAAATTCACCAGTATTCGTTCCAAAGAGTGATATGTGTAATAGTATTTTTAGTCCTCGTGGAGGTTCAACATTTAGTTTGTTTGTAATCACATTTTCACTGTTTTATTTGTGTTGGCCAATGTTTTTGAATAAAAGTATGAACTACTGGCTGTTAAGCGGACTTTTGGCATATTTACTAGTTGATTTAGGAGTTCGTAGTAATCAAAAATGCTTTTCTGGTTTCAAGAGTATTTTTGTCAATATGTTAGGTGGTTTTAGTATGGCGACTTTAATAGTAATTCCTATGTTTTATTATGGAGGAAATAATTTTTTATTTTTCAATGAAGTTTCAAGTGATAAGGAAACGTGTTCAATGCCTACAAAACAAAAATTTAAATGCGCTGTTTATAAAAACGGAGAGTTAATTGGTAACACAAATTCATAAAAAAGATTGAATGTTATTCATAAGCCATTTTTTGAAATCAATCAAGACTATTTTTCTTTGAAAAGACTCAGCAAGTAACTTCATATTGCCTCGTGTGTGATATACATTTACAAAGTTATTATAAGCAGTAATACTATTCATACTTTTATATTTATCTAATCCAGAAGCATCAAATACTGGTTTCTTTTTCCTAAAATTAACAGTGTTGTGAAAAAAACACAACATATTTTTGAAGTCTGTCTTGTTTTTAATACCGTTAATATTTATTTTTTCTAAAAAAACAGTTGCGTGATTCGAACATTCTGGACAAGGTAAGTTTCTACAAATATTTTTAATATGATGAAATAGTTGTGGTCCAAGTACTGGATATGTATCTTCGTGTATTTTTTCAGCTAAAGTATGAAATAGTGTCCATGTTGGGGGTCCCCATCCTTCAGGTGACATAATATATCTATGAAAGAGAATAAATATAAAGACTTTTTGCAAATATTTAGTAAATAAGTGTTAATGACTAAATATTTTATAGAAGAAAATATAAATTTTTATGAAGAATTATACAAGTCTTTGGGTAAAGAAGAAGATAAAAATGATGATTCTGTTTGTTTAATAAGTCAACAACCATTGACTGAAAATTATGTTACTATGTGTTGCGGTCATAAATTCAATTACCAACCACTATTTTATGATATATTGAATCACAAGAAAAAATTTAATTCGATGGAAAGACACCATATAAGATCGTCTGATATCAGATGTCCATACTGTAGAAATGTTCAAAAAAAATTACTACCGCATGTAGAAGGATACCCAAAAGTACATGGGGTTAATTTTTATGATGAAAATACAAGCAAAATCCAACATACAAGTAAAATAAATAGTATGAAGTTAATAAATGATGGATATATTGTAGGTGATTGTTGTTATGAGAGTGCAAAAACCAATGAAAATGGAGAACTAGTGAAATGCACAAACATTATGGTGAAAATGTTTACAAATAATAAATTTTATTGTCCTTTGCATAAATGTCTAATGCTTAAGAAAATAATGCAAGAAAATAAATTGAAGTTGAAAGAAGAAAAGAAAAAAGCTAAGGAGGAAGAAAAAATGAAAAAAATGGAAGAAAAAATGAAGTTAATGGCAGAAAAGAAGAAAGTCAAAATGGCGTCGTATCTTGTTAATTTGGATGAAAATACGGTTGTTGCAAGTGAAACAGTTGGTTGTACTCAAATATTAAAGACGGGAATAAATAAAGGGTCTTGTTGTAATTGTAAGGTGTTCCAAGATCAACTATGTAAAAGGCATTATACTTTGTTGAACAAAAAAACAACAACAGAAATAATAGATTTGACACAAGAAGAATAAAAATTACAATTGTGAAAAAATAATATAGAATTTATGTATATTATTTTTGTATGGAGACAAAGGAAGAATTAGTAAATAATATTAAAGAGTGGATAAAAATAGATAACGAAATAATGAAACTTCAAAATGAAATAAAAGAAAGAAAAAATAAGAAAAAATCTTTATCAGAGACACTAATGTCCGTAATGAAAAAGAATGAAATTGACTGTTTTGACATTAATGGTGGTGCATTAATTTATAAAAAGAATAAAGTAAAAAAACCAATCAACGCCAAGAATTTAATGTCAGTGTTGCAAAATTATTATAAAAATGACCCAAAACACGCAGAGGATTTAACGAAACACATTATGGATAATAGAGAAGAACAAATAAAAGAAACAATCAGAAGAAAAATAGATAAATCATAATGAAAAAACTTAAACATAAACATTTAATAACTAGAAAAATGGATCTAGAAGAAAGTTCAGTTTTAGATGATAAAACCGCATATGTAGATGAAAGTGAGAAATATAAAAACTGTTATGATGACGCTTTAAGACTATTAAATACAGATATAGAAGTTTTTACGAGTACAAGTTACTATGGAATTGTAAATATTATTCCATATTCTATAAATAAACGTGGAAAGTATCCATTCGTAGAATTTATATTGAATAAAAGTAGAGAATTTTATAAAGACGAGATTTTATCTGAACTTAACTTTTATCGTTTTTTTTATATGAACAACATTGATATTCTTGAAAATAGCAGTAAGTTGTTAAATGCAAATTTTAACCATATCCTTAAGGAAAAAACAACAGACTTTAACAAATACTATAAAGGGTATATTGTGAATGAAAACAATAACATTATATATTTGTTTTACGACTGCACTGAAATAAATAAGGACTCAACCGTAACAAATTTGTATAATATGTGGGTTACATTATCAAGTGAGATAACTAATAAATTTTCTTGTGAAATGTCAATAGATTCTGCAGTGGTGGATTTTTTTACGAAGAATAGTAGTTTTTTATACTTGGTAGATGAAGATGGTAATTCATATGAGTTACCAGAGGTAGGTTTTACTGGGTCAAGTTTAAAAAATGCAGAGTTTAGGTCAGTTTTCAGTAATACATCATCAAGTATGGATGAGATTTTTGGACCATATTATTATTTTACAAGTTACAAGGACGCAATAGAAGACGCGAGGGAAGAAAAAAGTAAAACTACTGCAAATATTATAAATTACGGAGGTTTGAATCGTTACGCTATATTTAAAGGTAAGTCAATCAGTTTTTATGATTATTCAAGCTGTGATGATAGTATTAACTGTGAGAAAGATTGGAGTGATGTAAGTGATAGTATTTATATTGAAAATTTAGTTGCTTTAAAAAAGTATGAACAACACGTACCAGTGTCATATCACTTAGTGTAACTAGTGATGTATATTATGCATATAGTAGAAGTAAATAGTAAAAATAAAAATAAACAAGTATATTTTGAATTATCATAAAAACTATTTGTACATAAACAATTTTCTTTTGTATCAGTTTCATTTACACTGTTTAGACCTTCTCTATTTGGTATTTTAGTGGAAGACGTATATATTAAATCATACGGAATATCATCATAATCTTCTTCGTAATTTGGAATAAGTAAATCTTGTATCATATATCTATTAAAATATTATATTTTGCAAAATACTTTGCAATATATAATAAATATCATTTTGTAATTAAAATAATTTGATAGTTTCAGACATTTCATATGCCATTTTTTCAAAAGGGTGTTCTTCGTTGTTATTGTTGGTGGGATAAAATTTTACATCTGAAATACTTATTGGGTTTGAATTATATATTGCAACAAATGTTTTGTTATTTGAATCATTGTATGCCCATTCATTTAAGTCGGGATTGGCTCTTGAGTCAATAATTTCCGAACGCTTTTTGAATTTGTAATAGTTTTTGTGTTGAATGTAATTTTCAATGTCATTTGGGTACATTTTTTGATAAATATGGATTTTTTCGTGGAGGATTAATTTTGTTAAATCTTGGTGAGGGTAGTTGTCTAAAGCAACTTGAGGAAGAATTATGATGTCACTTCTAGTATGAGGTAGTCCATTTTCATAGTTTGAACCATCTATAGAACCAAATTTCCAAGGAGTTTGAATAGCCTTTTTACCATCAAACCAAGGATATTTCACATTACTAAGTGTTTTGTTTAATTTTTCAACACAATAAATGACTTTTTCTTTTTGATAAAGAGAGAAATCAGAGACACTACTACGTATTTTTTCCTTATATTCATCAATACTGGATACTTTACGAACAGTCAAGTCTTTTTCGTGGAAAGATTTATGATAATTGTCCTTGTCACTTATTAAGAAAGATGCAAGTTCATTTTTGTTTAGAAATATAATATGGCGGGTATTTTTGTAAAAAACGGAATATGCAATGCACCCAACAAGTATCGCTGATAATGTAATTATTATTGCAGTAGTTGATATTTTTATTTTCATTTATATATATTTATAGATATTTTATTTCTTAATTTTATATATGACAACTGGAGAAATAATAACATTTATAGGCGTTTCATTGATAATGATGTTTATCACATATCAGTTATTTAATTATTTTGATATAAGCTTATCTGAATATGGTGTGTATATTATTTTTTATATATTCTTGTTTTTATCAGTTTTAATATTACCGAAAACATATAAACTGACTTGATTCGTTAGGTGAATTATAAATATATCCAATAAAAATATTTATAATTTAACCGAGTTCGACAGTAGAACCAATAGATTCATTTGAGCCTCTAATAAATCCTTGTATTGGTATATCCATATGCGTCATAGTATTTCTAGGTGTTGTGTCTGTTGAACTAACTGGATGTATTCTTGACTCTGGTTTCAATGAACTTAGTATTGGTTTTAAAAACCCTTCATAAAATGTATCACCTACGTTATTTTGAATTACGTCGCCTAGACTTAGTTTTTTTGACACATACTGAGAGGTTTCTTTATTAACTACATCATAAACTGTTGTCATATCTATATTTCCACTCCATAATATTAGATTGTTTGCTGAAACAACAACGTCATTTACACTATCACTGAAAATATTATCATATTTCATAATTTGAATATAACGCCCAACTACTGGAAATGGATGAAATGGTAGTGTAATTAATGTTTGAGCAAAACAAAACAACGCGTTGTTTTGAATATCAATAATGCGACAGTCTGGATACAAATTATCAGAGTTATATTTACGCAAATCTTCAGTACATTTATTATAATTACCATTTGGTATATTTGTATTGATGAAATTATTTATAATTTCTATTTCACTATTAGTAATTGTAATATTATTTCCTACTTTTATGTTGTTGTATAAGAAATAGCAATCTTCTCCGTGGTTTTCTTCATAATAGTGATAAAATAATCCATAGTAATTATATTTTGAACCAGTAATAATTCTAGTAACATTAACAATAATTGGCACTGTAGATATTGCTAAAAATTTTATAACATTTTCAATAAATTTATTACTAGTAACGCTTTTGTAATCAAGTGTTCCAACAATTCTATTGGCTAAATCACCAATACTTGATATATCTTCATGATTGATTTTTGTAACATCAAACTTGTTTGTTCCTCCAATTTCATTCAATTTTTGAATAAATTTGTTAAAGTGATTTTTAGCAAAGTCATCTTTTTCAAGTAATATTTTTTCCTTGTTTTCTTCATAAAAGTCGCCATCACCATCAGTACTTTTGAATATAATTTCTCCATTATTACCAATAATATTCGTAGAAAGACGACGTATGAAAGATTCACTAATCAGACTAGAATATACTATAGATGTTTCATACTTGGCTTTAGAAAAATAAGCATCGTAAAAGTTGCCAAAAGTAATGTGTAAATATAAATCCCAAGATGAGTTGTTAGTATATCTGTTATTTGTTTGGAGTATTTGTGTTGATTCTATATTAAGAATTTCAAACTCTGCCAACTGGTCATTATACGGACAGTTAATAGGATAGTAACTGTTGAATAAAGCAACTAACTCTTGAGGAGACTTTAATTTAAATAAATTAAAGTTTGTATCTCTAACCCAGTCACATATAGTTTCAACATCAACCCGTCTTTTTAAACCCGTTGTAACCGAAGAACCATATTTTCCTTCTTCTTTTTTTAATTTAGATTTGTCTGCAAGATGGTCTATAAAATTATAGTAGTTAACTAGTGTTAATATGCTAATTAAGTAGCAAGGATTTACTACTCTAAGTAAATTTTGAAGTTCTCTTGTTCCTCCTCCTAGTAATTTACTATGTAGGTTTAAAACATAGTCAAAAATGTAGTTGTTTCCAATGTCTTCAACGTTACCTCTTTCCGGATTTGAATAATATGGGTCATTTTTAGTTACATTAATAATTTGTCTGTATCTTAAGTATTCGTTTGGTGGCATTTTTTCAGAGTTAAATACTCTCATAGAACGTCTGCATTTCACATATGGGTCGGATGACTTGAACATTTTTGAAAACATACCCTTTTCAGAAGGTTTTAACTCTCTTTTCAGCACATTCAAGCAGTCGTTAGTTATAAACTGATCAATGTTATAAATGTCGTTCGGTTTATATTTACCCGAACCACTCTGTTTTCGTGTTTTCTTATGTTTGTTGAAAAAGATTTTTTTTGTTTTTTTATGACTTCTTCTTTTTTTATGGTATGTCTTGTTATATTTTCTTTTGGTATGTTTCATATAATTTATACATATATAATTATTATTTATTTATAAATTAAATTACACTAAAGTATCGCTTTTTTGAGAT